AAAGAAAATGTCTTCTACAAATCAAGAACCGATCAAACTAATCAAGTGTCTTTATAATAAAAGCACCCATTCTCCATTACGTCTTTCCGATAAATGCTTAAACGCTTATAAACACTTGTATGAAGAAGAATTTGACTATGATGAAGAATTTGACTATGATGAAGCAAAGAAATATATACTTGGTTCAAAGATTATCAAAGTAGTTGAAGAGGTCGGTTTGGAGAAAAGCGGCGGATTTGGGACATACCTAGCATTTCAACTTGTACCCAAAGAATTAAAAAAGTATATCGTTATAGAGTTTGTTGAAGGAACTAAAAAAGTGCATATAGATTATGCTAGAGCCTTTGCGAGTATTTTACATAAAAATCGTAGCAACTACGAACACGGATACAACACTCCTAGGTTTTTAGTAGATAAAATTTATGAAAAATATAATCGTATTCATTATATCAGAGCCAAATATGATGAACTAATGAGACAAACACTCGATAAAGCATATGAATACCCTTTTGTATGTGCAAGCGAAGCATGTGCAAGCGAAGAAGAAGATTAAATGAATATAAGTTTTTGCCACGCTTTTTTTAAAAAGCGTAAAATTGATTACTATTTTGATATATAAATAAAATTATATATCAAAATGGAAACAGCAAAGACAAGTGCAGAAGTTGACACAAGCGCAGCATCATCGCCCATTGTAGATATAAAAAAACTGGTAGACTTTTGTAATAAATACAATTTAAATGAAGAGAGCAAAAGAAAAAGTAGAGTGGTTCATGAAACCGATTGTGTTTTAACAAAATATTCACATCTAGATGTCAATTGCCAGTGCTTCAGACATAAATCATATGTCGTACATGGCAAGTGGTTCTTTAGTTAAGGACTATATATCCAAACCTCTTTCGGATACCACCTTGTATCATTACCAAAATACACACCATATCCAAAAATAACATTATGAACAATGTTATTTTTTTGAATATCGCTATACGATTGAAATCTCATTGCTAATATATCTTTATTATTATTCTTTTCAAAATCATCTTTTATACTACACACCTGTTGAGATAATGATAACTCGGTTTGTAGAAATATCATACGTTCAACATTTTCATCCCATAATTTAATATAATCTTTATAATCAGCATCATTTTTTTCGTAAAAATATTTTACAGTTACAATCATTGATCAATGTATGGTATTATTTTATAAATAATTTTAAGTAATTTTAATATATAAAATAATGTCTACTATTTTATAATAAAATTGAATTATATTTAACATACAGATATTTAATAACATAACATAAAATGGTTGAATATATTGACTTAAAGTCTCAAGTTGAAGAGTTATGCAAAGCAAACTCAATTCAATATCATTTTAAAGATGATTATGCACCACCAGTAGTATTGATTAATGATTCATTCTTGTTTAACTATGATACAAATATTGATATGGATAATTTAGAATGTTATATAAATATTATTACTGGAAAAAATGAAATGGTTAATACGATTTGTAAAAAATTAAATACAACCATTAAAGATGGATGTATTTTTGAAGCATATGAATTCTTTCAGGGCGAGGATGGATGTGTAAATAATAATACTATTACTATGTATTTCCCATATAAAAATTTAATAACATTTGTATTAAAAATATATGTAGGACACCGAACAAATAAGTATTATTTAGTCAATAAAGATAAAACGGAGGTTAGGTTTTCCAAAGAAATGCTAGATGAAAAATGCTCTGAATAAATAAATGTCTTAAAAAATCGGCCTATTACTTGTAATGCGTTTTTATCCCGCGTATTGTTTAATCATAAAAACAAAGGTAAAGTTTTTTATTTCTTTATAAGTTTCTTTAAATACTGCTATTTGGTTAGGTAAATCATCGGCAAAATCTTCCAAAGGAGAAGACATGGCATTCGTGCCTTCTCTACTCCATCCCCATCTATCATTAGAGACGAGTTCTTCCAGTGGGACTAATAAGTATTGTTCTAGTAGAGAATCCTTATTATGACCCACACGTGATGTAAACTTACGCGTTAAATACTCTTTGAACTCTTCCGCATTTTCTTCTACTCCATTGTCGCCTATAATTTGCTCAAACGCCTGATTGTAAAAATCATTGCTGTCTTCAATACATCCGTCGTATAACATCTTTTTTATCAGATGCATAGTGGTGACATTTATTTGCGATACAAGGTCAGATAGTAAAATCTTAATGCCAATGGACGCAAATGCGGATTCACATCTACCCATTTTTTATTTTATATATAATATTAAAAGTTGTTTTTATATTATATAAAATTGAATTAATTTCATTAAATAATAAGGAAGTATCTTCATAACAACAGCATATAAAAGTGTTTTGCCATACTTTTTCAAAAAATATATTTTACGCACGTTAGTGCGTATCCCTTTTGGTACAACCTTTTCCCAAAAGGTTGAAATGGGCAACAAGAATTCCTACTCCAACTTATCTTCAGGCGAAGACAAAAAAGCAGATAAAGTATGTTATAAATATACCAGCAAATTAGCATATAATGAATCTAAAAAAACAATGCGGTGGAAATACATTGTAAATGGCGATATTATGACAGGTAATATGTCTAGCACTGAACCGCTCTATGAGGGTGAGCGATTTATTACTATTCATCGCTATTATTTGCCTGATGTGCAAATCGGATTTCATTTTACGCCCAATATGGAGACGGACTTTGAAAAAAGTGAATCCTATTACTATCCGTTAACAACACTTGCTACTTCTAACTTGGAAGGCATGGATGAGAAAAAGATTTCAAAAAAAATATATGATAAAATAGTTAAAAGTTATATGATACATCAAAAATACGTAACAAATAATATAAAATATAATTCAGGCGACAAAAATCTTCACATTCCTTGGACGGAAAAACAGGCAGAAGAATTAGTTAGACTAAATAAAGGGGCTCTGCCCCTTTGAAACCCCACCCAATAAGAAAGGGGCTCTGCCCCTTTGAAACCCCGCACAATAATAAATGGGCAGAGTCCATTTGATAAAATTGAAATATAAATTATATTATTTTTTATAAGCAGATAAAACCGGATAAGGTATTTTGGATTAAATTGCTTTGTTTAAAAGCATATATTTTACGCACGCAGTGCGTATCCCTTTTGGTGCAACCTTTTTCCAAAAGGTTGAATATATTTTACGCACGCAGTGCGTATCCCTTTTGGTGCAACCTTTTGGAAAAAGGTTGTTGCGATGGGCTTATGTGCTTCTTCTTCCTACTCTCCCTTGCCTCTGGACGATATGAATGGCAAATTATGTATCATGCATCACAATAGAATCAACCGAACGGATTCTATCGGTAAAGAAATGTTTTATTCGGAACAAAGTATTAAATATTATTTACCAGAGGTAAGTTTGGGATTTCATATTGAAAAAAACACTCTATACGTGTATTCATTTGATCCTCTGACATTTACGCCATTGAAATATAGCGAGGATAACTACATGTCTCAAAAATCATTTGATAAAATTGTTGAGATATACGAAGACCAAGAGTATTTGAAATCCTTTAATATAAATTGTATATTGAAGGAAGTACGCAAGTGGGAAAAGAGCAAACGTAGTAGCTGCCGCAAAACAAAATAAAAATATCCTTTACATTACTTTGCCGCACTCTGTGCCTGCGGCTGATTAACCCGACACACATCTGCCGTAAGTTTTTTCTGACTTTCCAGCTCCAAAGACATGCGCTGAATAGTGTCATTCAAGTTTTCCACCTGTTTGATATAGTTGGTATTCGCGGCGGAAAGCTGCGCCTTTTCGCAATTATGCTGTAGCTCCTGAACCCGCAATTGATGTTGGACTTGTTCAGCCACCGCTTTATCAATACTCTCACTCATGGAGCTTTTACACGAAGAAGTGTCGGCTCGCATCTTCAAAACCAGACCTTTTAGTTCGTCTAGCTCCTCTGTGGAGATAAGCACCTTATTAAGATCTGACGCGGCATCGTTCAACGCCTTGAGCTTATTTTCTTTCAACTCTGACCGCAATCGCTGCAAAATACCTACGTTCTGCGACTCTTGCTCTAGAATCTGGTCATTGAGTTCCACTGCCGACTCTTTCAGGATTTTGAGTTCAGAGACACTGTTCTCAAAATCTTCCATTCGGCGTGTGATTTCCTTCAGCAACGCAGTGACGACCGACTGATCCTTAAGCTTTCGTGCCTTGAGAGATGACATACTACTTAGTTATCTATAACTAAACCGCTTTAAATTATTTTTATTCGCATATTTATTAATTACTTCACTTAAAATTGATATAAAATTTTTGCTCTAACCCTTTTAATAAAGGTTAAGATGGGCAATTTCACTTCTTATGTCAAGTTGCCTTCTGGCAACAGTGGCAGCAATAATAAAGGTAAATTATGTATCATCTATCAAGAGAAAGTTTATATCAATATCGTACACGATGATTATCAAATCGTTACCAAACATTATTTACCTGACCGCAATATAGGGTTTCATATTTTAGATAATCTACTCTATGTCTATAATGCCTATTCTAATGTAGAATCAAATAGAGGAACAGGAACAAGACGTCTAGATATCAATAATAAAGAAATATATTTACCTAAAAAAATATATGATAAAATAGTAGACATTTATACACTGACGGAACTAAAAAAGATTAAATCGGTTTTTATTGTAAAAGAGTTAAAGAGGTTAAATAATTATAATACGTTTACGTTGACTGTTTAGGGGCTGCCGCCCCTACGACCCCGCCCTGTGTTTTTACTATAAATTTGTTTGATGTTTTGCGACACTTTTTCTAAAAGTGTTTGGCGCAACCTTTCCCACTTGCTTCGCTGAGAAAGGTTGGTTTAGATGTAAACAATATCATCTCCCACCCCATCAATAATACCTCTCGGTTCTTTTTTTAGTTTTCTACATATTATCTTGAGTTGTTTATACATCTCTTCATTTTCATCACACCATATGCGAAACGCATCGGCATCCTTCCATCCTTGATTGATGTAGTTGTGATACGATTTATAAATAGTGCGAAATAGGTCTCTCAGCGGCATATCTTGCTGATGCTCTAATTCGGTAATGAGATTTGACATTTCATTTACTGCTTTATCAAACTCGTAAACGCTTGCTTCAATAAGCGGGTACTTGCGTTTAATAGTTTCACGGCATACAACTAAAATTGCTGGCATATCTATTATTCCATCGGTCTGTAAACGGCGGTTTATTTCGCATAAAACCGTATTAACATGGATTTCGTTTATGATATAATCGCACAACTGCTCTAGATGTTCTACATCTGTAGCGTAGTGATCAGTTTCTGTGACACTGATGTAGTCCATCTTCTTTTATTGTAATAATATCTTAAAGAAAATAAGGGGAAAGGATTTCAATTTTATGTATATATTAAAGTTAATGAAAAGTCTTTAAGTCATTTTAAATATTATTTCATTCAACCTCTCTGGTAAAAGAATATTTTTCAATACATTGAAATCTTCCATCCACGCATCTAGGGGTAGATACTCATTCATTTTATCGCTTTCACTATATTTCCATTTGGTTGTAAGCTGTCTACCATAAAATATCACATGATCATCTTCATCTATTGTATCGGTAAAGAATAAATCAAGATTTGGTCTAGTGTAATTCAACCACTTGACAAGTCCTTCTACAAAGTCTTTATCGTGTAAAACATCTGTATATGTAAATGTGTCCGTGCGGTCTTCATAGCATATCTCATTGGTAAGTTGAATATTAAATTGATTACATTCAATCGCGTCATCGGCCGACGCCGCATTCATAAATATATCTCTCAATGTAAAATAGACATTGTCTTCCAGAGAGCGATATTTAAGTGGATACGAATTACAGAGAAAGACATATTTCGTGCCGTTATAAGTGAGACCCATGTTGTACTTTTGTTTGAAGTAGGTTAATAAAATATATGTATATCAATTTAATATTAAATTGATATACATATTATATAATTTGTAACTAGCAAAGAAAGAAAATGGCGAACTATACGTATGTATTGTATCTGACTATAGATCACAGACAACATGATTATGAAATTATATTTTTAGGTTCAAGTGCCGAACCTGATTTATATTATAAAGCAGTAACCTTACAATATGAAGTAAAACCGGAAGATGTAAGCATTGTATCAGAAAACAGAAAAATGGTAGCGATGTGGAAAGAACTCGTCAAGGCAGAATTATCTGCTTTTGAGGCAGCGGCGGTAATAGATACTCCTTTTATGCAAGGCAAAAACTATTGTTATTCAATTAAAGACATGACACTGCATTTGGAGAAAGTTCAAAGTTTTGATTCGTATTATTAGACATTTATGAATTATTAGACATTTATGAATTATTAGACATTTATGAATTATTAGACATTTATATAACTTACTTAAAGTTTTTTTATTATATATTATATCACAGCATGAGTAGTGTATTTATTTTTTTCAAACAATTACCATTCGTTGTTCATTTCAAAAGTTTGCCACAACCGATTAAAATGACAACGTATGCTTATGTGGCAGGTTTTTTATCTTATAGTGTTGGAACGACCTATACGGATTCAAAAAATGCATTAGAACTATATCATTCTAAACAATATCCAACATTTATAGACAAATATAATGGTGAGTATAATTTTACTCAAGAAAGGTATTATAATAGATTAAAAACCTGTACTACGGATTGGGAAGCAGCGAATGTGGGTATGTCGCATTTTAAATGGGAACGCTTGTGGAACTCAATCATATTTCCTATTACTATGGTGTCAAAAATAGTTCCCAGTATTGTAATCGCTTTACACGGAAAAAAAGATTGAAATAAAAACAACATATAAATATTTTTTATTTCAATTAAAAATTATTTTCTATTCTTTACAGTTTTCTTTCTTCCTCCTCCCCTCCGCTTAATAATCTTACCAGTTTTTGTACGTCCATAGTTACAATGCTGACGCTGCGAAAACCCCTTTGGTTTGCTACAATCAATACTGCGTTTGTATTTCATTGACCAGTGATGTTTCTGCTGGTTCTTCATTATATATATTAAATAAATATTATATGCTTCGCTTGCCCCTTGTCCTTGCGGTCGGGGGCACAACCCATTTACTCTAACAACTTTTCCAACTCTTTCTGACATTGTTCATCTAATTGTTTTTCCTCCTCCTCTTTTTCTTCCTTTAGTTTATCTTTATTTCGTTTGTGGTTAGAAGCACACACGTGACATCCGTGTAAGGTAATTTCCACTTCTTTATGTTCATTGCATAAGAATACTTGATAAGGTTCTTTATAATGCCAATCTAGCATAGATATTCTTCCAAAAGCATGTGTATCTAGATAGACGATTTCTTTTTCTTCAAACAGTTCCTTGAGCAATATTTTTAAGCGATAACGCTCTGTGAGCGACATGTTCTTAACTGCTTTCACTATTACTTCCATCCAATTCCGCTTGTAGTCGGAAGTACAGCAAAACATTTTAAATCAATTTTATTTAAAATGTTCTATATACTTTTATCAATCCATTCTGAAACCATTTTGTAATCTAGTGGATTTTTTGTTTCACACACTTCCAATTCTTCTACATTTGAAACCATTTTGTAATCTAGTGGATTTTTTGTTTCACACACTTCCAATTCTTCCACTTTTGAAAGGTGTCTTCCAATACCAAATGGAATAATGAAGCCCATAATACCCTCAAACTTTTTACTCTCAATATGAATGATATATTTATTTGGATTTATCATTATTTTATGAATGTCATTTGTATTCAATAACATAGTAGTTAATTTTAGAAATCTTGCCATCTTTATACACTTGAATATGTATAGTTTCAACTATTTAAATAGTTTACTAAATAAACTTAAAAGTATTACAAGTATGTTTATTATTAAATGTCACTTAATTATGGTGAAACAATAGGTGCGGTTTTGGTGGCAAATGGAATTTCTGCATTTATTCTCGGTGTAGTATTATACATAACGAAATCGAATAAAATAGAAATTAAACACTCTTGAAAAAGTGCAAACGCAGTAGATATGGTAAAACATTATGACACTTTTTTATAAAATTGATATTACATTATATAAATAATATATTGTAATAAATACAAAATGGCTACAACAATTCCGCTTGCATCCACATTACCAGTATCCGATCCTAATCTCGTGAATGGGGGGCTGAGGGGGGGTACCCCCCTAATAAAAACGTGCGGCTTTTCTTTTTGTTCTTTTTCTAGTTCAAGTTCTTCTGCTAGTTCCTTTACTGGTTCTTCCTCCTCCATTTTACACTACACTATGTCTAAAATTATGGTGTGACTACGTATAAAAATATAAAAATTCATGGTTTTTTTACACCTTCGCACATTTAAAACGCCGATTTTATAATTAAATAAAAAATTGATTTATATTAGTTTAAAACTATAACTAATAACAAAGTAAAATGATTTCAATAAATGGAAAAATGGTCAATAAAGATATAAAAGAATTAGATTTATATTGTAATAAATTAACCCATTTATCAGTAGAGATAGGGCAACTTACACAATTAACTGAATTATATTTATCTAATAA